ACTTGTTTACTCGTGGGTAGAAGAATTGTCGGCAAGGCATTGGTGGGTAGTACGGTTAACCCACTAGACAAAGGAGGTTCTAACTTTAAAAATCTAGTTTACAATAGTGACCCCAAGGACAGAAATGAAAATGACAGAACCAAGAGTGGTTTGTATCGTGTCTTCATACCTGCTTACGAAGCCTTAGAGGGCTTCTTTGATAAATATGGTATACCTGTAGTAAATGATCCAGAAAGTCCCGTAGAAGGAATAGATGGAGATATGATAACAATAGGGGCTAAGACTTTTTTAAAGAATGAGAGAAAGGCGTTGGTTGATGACAACTACGAACTCAACGAAGTTATAAGACAGTTTCCATTTACTGAGCAAGAAGCATTCAGAGACAGCGCTAAGTCTTCAGTCTTTAATGTTCAAAAGATCTATGAGCAAATACAACACAATGATGAACTATACCCATCTCCAATAGTCATAGGTAATTTTATTTGGAAAGGTGGAAAGCAAGACTCCGAAGTAGTCTTTGCTCCAGACGCTAATGGTCGATGGCGGATTGCATGGTTACCTCCTGCTCACATGAGAAATAAAAACGGTCCCGAAAATAAACTTTTAGGTTGTGCTGGAGTTGACTCGTATGACATAGACGCGACTGTAGATGGTCGAGGATCTAAAGGCGCTTGTCATTTTTATAATAAGTTCTCTACTGAGTTTCCTGCTAATATGTTTGTTGCTGAATATGCTAGCCGTCCACCCCTGGCTAAAATATTCTATGAAGATATATTAATGGCTGCAAGGTTCTATGGCTACCCTGTTCTTATAGAGAATAACAAATACGGCATTGCCAGATACTTTGAAACTAGGGGATATGATCATTATCTTCTAGATAGACCTGCACACTTAGGTTCTGGTTTTGGCTCGAAAACAAAAACAAAAGGAATACCTTCAAACTCCCAGGAAATAATACAGGCTCACGCTCAAGCCATCGAAGCGTACATACATTCTCATGTAGGGCTAAATGAGGAGTCTATTGAAATGGGACGCATGCCTTTTCAAAGAACCTTAGAAGATTGGATAAACTATAGGATTGATGATCGAACAAAGTTTGACTTAACGATCTCTAGCGGTCTTGCGTTACTGGCAGCGCAGGGAAACATAAAGCCAGTAGTAAAAACAAACTACAACGATAAGAAGTGGTTCAGAACAGGTAAAGTAATTTTAAGATGAAAGGCGACCCAATATATTATATGATATTAGAAGTAGGATACAGAAAATTCTATCCTAAAAAAAAGAAACAACTTCCCTATACGTTAAGCAAACAATGGTGTGTTTCTAAGTATGATGATCCTCAGGATATTATGATTTATGCAACTCATCAGATGACTTCATTAAAGCAAAGGCTCTTTGCAAAAACTTACAAGGGCCAGCATCAGATTAAAATAAATAAGGTCCTTTCAAAGAAAGAAGTCGGGCAAACAGCCATTGATTAAAAGGCACTTACACCGCCGCCTCTCTCGACGGCTAGTATTTAACTTATATTTGCATAAGTTAACTATATACCATCTTTTTATAGATCTATGTCACAAAGTCGTCCAGCAAATGGTTATTCAACATTCCCAGATGCTTTAGCACCA